ACAAATTGTTGAAGGACACTTAAACGATAGATATTCTATTAATGGTATGATATCAGGATCTAAGAAAGTAGAGTTTCATTGATGAAAGCAATACCTATTAATATAGAAGAAATACAATTTAGAAGTAAATTAGAAGCTAGATGGTATTTATTTATGAGAAATCTTGGTTGGAATATAGAATATGAACCAGAAATTGAAGGTATTGTTGGTTGGATTCCTGATTTTTTAATATTAGGAAATGGAACAAAAGTATTAGTGGAAGTAAAGCCTTTTCAAACATCTTTAGATTTTGAAGGTGATTATGCATCTGAAACTATTAAAAAAATAGAAAATTCAATTAAAAATGTAAAAATAGATGCGGTATTGCTTGTTGGATCAAGTCTTAATTTAGGAAAAGCGGAATGTGGTAGTGATCATACTTTTATTGGAGGGCAAATAATAAGACCTCAAATTGATAGTTCTTCTTCTGAAAAATTTTATACAGATAACTTTGCTTATACCGATAGACCAGGCGGAAAATTTAAAATAGGTGTTTGTGACGAAATCAATTGGTATCATGATGTAATTAATGATGGTCATGATGGCGGATATAGTTTAGATAAAAATAATTATGATTTTGTTTATCAATGTTGGAACAAAGCTGGATCAAAACTTCAATGGAAATCACCTTCATTTGATTCTTCCATTGAAATGGAAAATTATAAAAAATATAAAAAAGAATCCGAAGAAATAAGAGAAAGGTATAAAAATGAAATGGAATAGCATTTGACTTATTTAATATAATGTCCTATATATTAAAAAACAAACAGAAAGAAAATAATGAGTGATTATAGAATAAAAGTAACAATCCGGAACAATAGAATATTAAAAGCTATTGAAGCTAAAGGATTTTCTAGTGTTCAAAAATTTTGTGATCAATATAAATTATATTATATTGGAGTTAATTCTATCATAAATGGTGGAAGACAACCCTTATCTGGAAAACGTGAATTGAAAGAAACAGTAAAAGAATTATTAGATATATTGGACATATCTGCAGAAGATGCTTTTACAAAAAGACAATTAGAAGGATTTAAAAGCCATGCATTTACAATAGAAGCAAAAGAATCTCAGTTATTACAATTAGTAGATGCTAGAAAACCCTTGGAAATAAATCTAATGGAAAATGATGTTAATAAATTAATTAATGGATTACTGGGTAGTTTACCAAAAAGATATGAACAGGCCCTTAGAATGAATATGTTTGAAAATGAAAATTTTCAAACAATAGGTAATAAATTAAATGTAACAAGAGAAAGAGCAAGACAATTAGTTATTAGAGGAATAAAAAAATTAAAAACACATTCTAATTTTAATAGATTAATTGAATCGGGCGCAGAGGATTTGTTTAAAAATACTCTTTTTAAAATGAAAAAAGAAGAAATATACAAACATTTTAATCCTAAACATGAAAAATGGAAAGAAATTATCAACGAAACAAAAGAAGAAAATAAATACTAATATAATATATTAATGAAAAAAAAAGATTACTTAGAAATGAAAAAATTATTAAATGAATTTAAAGAAGCAAAACAAGAATTAAGACCATTTAATCCACATAGGGCCGCTAAACAATTTAAATTTATTTACACAATAGGTTTTAGAATATTACTTAAAACAAAAGGACCTGATGAAACTATGGAAGATATAGCTACAAAGGCTTTTGATTTGTTTATTGATGTTGCATTTATAAATAAAAATAAACCAGTGGACCAAATTGTTGAAGGACATTTAAGTGATAGATATTCTATTAATGGTATGATATCAGGGGTTAAAAAAGTAGAGATTCATTAATGATACCAAAAATTTTTAAAATATTAAGAAAGGGTAAATCACAAGTGGCTTGTATTTACATAAGATATGGTGATTTTTGTGGAAAACTTAGACCTGTTTATATTGGTCAAACAGATAACATATTTAGTAAAAGACCAGAAAGAACAAACGATCCATCAGCAGGAAATTATGAAGAAGTAAGAAGAATGGAGTCTGTTTCTAATAAAAGAAGAAGGGAAGAATATGAAGCATCCTTAATTATTAAACTAGAGCCTTTAAAACAAAGAATTTATGAAAATTTATTTATGTATAAAAAATATTTTTCTATAGCAAAAAATGCTAATTTATTAAGTAAAGAAATTAAACGCGATCGTTTAAAAAAAATAATTGATTTTTCAGTTTATGATAAAACTTTAAAAAAATTAACTGAACTAAGTAAAAAAGTTCATAAAATAAATAATTTACACAATGAATATTTTAATTCATTCTGTTCTAATAAAACATTTAAAGAGTGGAAAAGACCTGGAATGAAAACTTTTGGAGTAATGATTAATAATCAAAAATGGGTATCCGATTTATTGTTTACTAATTATTTTATTAAAGAATTAAATGAACTAGAAAAATACATGTTTAAAAAACAAAAAAATCTTAATAAATTTAAAAGATATAGTCCTGTTGTTAGACAATTACTTAGAATAAAAACTAAAGATTTTCATCCTGGGGAATATGGTAAGTATGTAGAAATAGATCCTTTTGATTGTTTTAATGAAATTAAACAAATTTTTATGGAATCCTTTTTCTTTAAATATGCATATGACTTTAAACATTTTTTAGAAAAAAAATTAGAAGAATTACCTGTTGAAAAAAAAATATATAAATTCAATGTTGAATGTAAAACTGCTGTTGAATATTGTATAAATAATAAAGATAAAATAATTGCTGAAATTATAGCCAGTAAAGAACTATTTTTGGAAAATGAAACTTTAAAAATAGAAAGTAATAATCTAATATGAAAACTTGTAAAAAATGTAAAATAGAAAGACCTTTTACAGAGTTTTATATAAGAATGAAAGGAAAATATAAGTGTTTTGAATGTAAAATATGTCACAAACAATACGCATTAAATAATTTAGATAAAATAAAAGCTAATAAAAAAATTTATAATAATACAAAAGCAGGTTTCTTATTAAGTTCTTATGGTTCTATGAGAGGACAATATAAAAGAAAAATAAAAGAAAATTTTCCAAAAGACAGGTTAAAGAGTTATGAAGTATTTATAAGTAAAGAAGAATTTTTAGGCATGGTTAATTCTTATGAAAAAGAAAGAGGGTTTGTTTGTCAAGGAACTAATATGCCATTAACTACTTTAAGGAATTTAAATAAAGATCGAAAAACTTGTCCTACAAATTTTAGTGTGGATAGATTAGATACACAAATAGGTTATTCCAAAAAGAACATTATATTTGTTTCTTGGGAATTTAATGAAAGAAAAAAAAGCGTAAGAATAGAAGACTGTTTTACAATTTTAAAGTTATATAAAGAAAGATACCCTAAAAAATATGAAAACATTAAACAAAGTTTTAAAGAATTATTTATATGAAATGGAATTCTAAAGAAGAATCAAAATTAGCAGAATTGTTTTTTACTAAAATTTATGAAACTAAAAAACCTGATTCAGAAACTATTTATCATATTGGTTTAAAAAAATGGGTAAAAAGACATTCTGAACAAGGAGATGAAGCATGGGAAATACAGGCGGAAAGATCTTATAAAACTTGGTTAAAGGAGAGAAATTATGAAATGGAATAAACTATACGAGTACCCTAAGTCTATGCGTTCTTTAATAAACAAAGAGCGCCATTATGAAGTTGGTTCCTCGAAGCTCCCTTCTGTGACCACGATACTAGCCGCTACACAAAGCGACGAGAAGCGAGCGTCTTTAGAGGCTTGGAAGAGTAGAGTGGGTGTATTTGAAGCAGAAAGAATCAAGAATCGAGCAGCTACGCGTGGAACTAATATGCACTCGCATTTAGAATATCATTTAAATGGTCAAGGGCTACTAGATTTGAGCGACGAGGGGCGAGTGGCGAGGAGCATGGCACAGAAGATAATAGATGAAGGATTAAAAGATTTAGAAATTATTTGGGGCAATGAAGTTGTCCTATACTACCCTGATTTGTATGCAGGTCAGGCTGATCTAGTAGGAATATACCAAGGAAGGGACAGTATTATTGACTTTAAAAACTCAAATAAACCAAAGCGAGATGAATGGATTGAAGATTATTATCTACAGGCTGCATTGTACGCTACAGCTCACGATTGTATTTATGATACAAAGATTGAACAAAGCGTGATTCTTATATGTACACCGGACTTATTTTTTCAAAGATTTATAATTAATGG